GGTGGTCGCCGCGCCACAACACGGCCAACCGCGTCCTGCACCGTATCGAGACGGCCGAACCCGGCGAGGCGACATGCATCGCCGTCGACCATCCAGACCGGACGTACGTGACGGCGCACGGCATCGTCACGCACAACACCTTCGGCGGCGGCGGCTACGAACTCGGCTGCCACCTGACGGGCATCTACCCGCACTGGTGGGAGGGCCGGCGCTTCACGACGCCGATCTCCGCGTGGGCGGCCGGCGACACCTACGAGACGACGCGCGACATCATCCAGTTGACCCTGCTCGGCGAGGTCGACTACCGCGGCGCCCGCAAGGTCATGGACGGCCGCGGCGTCATCACGGGCCGCCTGCTCGGCGACCCCACGTGGCGCAACGGCGTGCAGAACCTCATCGACACGATCCCCGTGCGCCACGTGTCGGGCGGCTGGTCCCAGCTTGGCCTCAAGAGTTACGACCAGGGGCGGCGAATCTTCCAGGGCACGGGCAAGCACGTCATCTGGCTAGACGAAGAACCGCCCATGGACGTCTACAACGAATGTCTCATCCGCACGGCAACGCTGGATGGCATCATCATGCTGACGTTCACGCCGCTGCTCGGCCTCTCGGAAGTCGTGATGAGCTTCCTGCCGGCGGACCAGCGGCCAGACCTATCGGCGTAACCGGAAGGGGGTGATCCTCGTGAAGTCCAAGAAGGGCAAGGGCAAGGGCAAGAAGTCCTGCTGAGCTCGACCGAATAGGTGGGCCCCGGCGTGCGTCCCCCCTCAACCCAAGACGCAGGGCGGCGTAAGCGTTCGTCCGTCGCCCAAAACCCGGCGCCGGGGTCCACCAACCTTCTGAGGCAGCGCCATGCCAGAGATCACGCCAAGCAAGTACATGGTGAACGCCGGCTGGGATCACGTGCCGCACCTCGACGAGAAGACCAAGGCCGACCTCCTGGCGTCGACGCCGCCGCACCTGCGGGACGCCCGCACCAAGGGGCTGCCCAGCTTGGGCAGCGGCGCCATCTACCCCATCCCGCCATCCGAGATCACCGTGGCGCCGTTCCCGATCCCCGCGTACTGGCCGCGCGCCTACGCCATGGACGTCGGCTGGAAGCGAACCGCCGCCCTGTGGGGCGCCTGGGACCGCAGCATCGGCTGCTGGTACATGTACACGGAGCACTACCGCGGCCAGGCCGAGCCCAGCATCCACGCCGCCGCCATCCGCGCACGCGGCGAGTGGATCCCCGGCGTCATCGACCCGGCGGCGCGCGGCCGCAGCCAGAAGGACGGCGAGCAACTCATCTACGACTACCGGCAGCTCGGCCTCAACATCACGCCGGCCGACAACGCCGTTGAGTCGGGCATCTATGCTGTGTGGGAACTGCTGTCGACGGGCCGCCTCAAGGTGTTCTCCACCTTGCAGAACTGGCTTGCGGAGTACCGCCTCTACCGGCGCGACGAGAAGGGCCGCATCGTCAAGGAGTTCGATCACCTCATGGACTGCACCCGGTATTTGGTAGTCTCCGGCCGGCAGCGCGCCGCCTGCCAGCCGGTGTCCGGCCAAGAGTTCATCGGCTCGGCGGGCGCTGGAGATCCGACGACGGCGTACTGAGTGGTGGCGCATGGACGCAGCAGAGCAGGCATTCGACGACAGCGCGCAACCGCCGGCCGAGCACAGCGCTGAGCAGATCCGCGCCCGCCTCGTCGCCATCGCGGGCCGCCTCGAGAAGGAGGCCGAGGACCGCGTCACCAAGCGCGGCCTCGTCGAGCAGCGCTGGCTCGAGGATCTCCGCCAGTACCACGGCCGCTACGAGGACGCCATCGAGGCCGACCTCCGCAAGGCCAAGAAGTCCACGCTGTTCATCAACGCCACGCGGGCGAAGACGAACGCGATGGAGGCGCGGCTCTCCGACATGCTCTTCCCCACCGACGACCGGAACTGGGGAATCAAGCCGACGCCCGTGCCCGAGCTCACCATCGAGGCCGAGGAAGTCGCCATGGCGGCGGCGCGCGCCAGCCAGGCGGCAGCCGAGCAGCCAGACAACCCCTCTATTGCTGCCCAGGCGCAGGCCCTGCAGCAGTCCGACGCCGCCATCCAGGCCCGCCTCGAGGAAGGCCGGAAGCGGGCGCGCGCCATGGAGGAGGAGATCGAGGACCACCTGACGGAGTGCCGCTACGCCGTGGCGTCGCGCGAAGTCATCCGCGACGCCTGCAAGATCGGCACCGGCGTCATGAAGGGCCCCGTCGTCGGCGGAAAGCAGGGCCGCATGTGGGTGATGGGCGACGCCGGCGAGTACGTGCTGCAGACCCGGGACAGCAAGCGCCCGGTCTTCTGGCGCGTCGACCCGTGGTCGTTCTTCCCCGACATGGATTCGACGTCCATGGAGGACTGCGGGTCGACGTTCGAGCGTCACCTGCTGAACGCGAAGCAGCTTCGCGACCTCGCCAAGATGCCGGGATTCGACAAGGACGCCATCCGGCGCCTGCTCCGCGACCGCCCGCGGTCGTCGACGCCGACCTACGTGTCCGATCTGCGCTCCATCACGGGCGCGTACCACGACGCGACGACCGACCGTTACCACGTCTGGGAGTACCACGGCCCCCTGACGGCCGAGGACATGGCGGATCTCGCGCGCGCCACCGGCAAGCAGGACATGCTCGCCGAGCTCGAGTCCGGCGAGACCGACCCGCTCGACGAGCTCAACGTCATCATCTGGTTCTGCCAGGGCGAGATCCTGAAGGTCGGCGAGCACCCGCTGGACAGCGCTGACCCCCTGTACTCGGTGTTCTGCCTCGAGAAGGACGAGGCGAGCATCTTCGGCTTCGGCCTCCCGTACATCATGCGCGACAGCCAGAAGTCGCTGAACGCGGCGTGGCGCAGCATGATGGACAACGCCGGGCTGAGCAGCGGCCCGCAGGTCGAGATCAACACAGAGGTACTCGAGCCCGCCAACGGATCGTGGGCCCTCGAGCCCCGGAAGATCTGGAAGCGCAAGGCCGGCGCGCCCATCAACGCGCCGGGCATCCAGGTCTACAACATCGACAGCCGGCAGGCCGAACTCGCGGGCATCATCGAGCTATCGCGTCGCAACATCGACGACGAGACCAACCTGCCGGTGATCGCGCAGGGCGAGCAGGGGAGTCACGTGACGCAGACAGCGCACGGCATGAGCATCCTCATGAACTCCGTCAACGTCGTCTTCCGGCGCATCGTGAAGAACTGGGACGACGACATGACGACGCCGAACATCCGGCGGATCTACGACTGGCTCATGCAGTTCTCGGCGAAGCCGCACATCAAGGGCGACTACCAGATCGACGCCCGCGGGACGTCGGTGCTGCTCGTCCGCGAGATGCAGAGCGCGAACCTGCTGGCCTTCCTCATGAACTTCGCTGCCCACCCGGTCCTCAGCAAGTTCGTGAAGGACGAGGGCCTGCCAGCGCTGCGCCGCCTCGTGCAGACCATGATGATCCCGTCCGACGAGGTCGTCATATCCGACGAGGCCTACGCGCAGGCCCAGGCTAATGCGGCCCAGAACCCGGCGCCGCCCGACCCGAAGATCGTCGAGATCGAGGCGCGCATGAACCTCGTCATGCAGGAGTTCGAGAACAACCGGCAGATCGCGGAGTACAACCGCGAAACCGAGCTCATGAAGATGGCGGCCACGATGAACGTCAGCCTCGAGAAGCTGAAGGCGACGCTGATGGACAACCAGCGCGAACGCGAGAGCAAGGAACGGCAGTTCGCCGCCGAGGCCGCCCTCACGCGGCAGGTCGGGCCGTCCGGCGGCGGGTCGTTCTAGGCCATGACGGTACCCGCCATCGAGCCGCTGAGCCCCACGTGGCGCGCCGTGTCCGCCTGGGCGGCGGAACGCATCGAGCAATACCGCCTGCGGCTGGAGAACCCCGGGCTTCCCCCCGCGGAGACGGAGAACCTGCGCGGCGCCATCCGCGAGCTCCGCGTGCTCGTGGCGCTACCCAGCGCGGCGACGCAGGGCGCCCAACTAGACGAACTAGCGCAAGGTAGAGGCAACTCATGGGAGTAACAGCAGTGCCGACATCCGCGATGGAAAAGAAGTGGCAGGCCGAATCCGATCTCCGTACCCTCATCGAGGCGGAGAAGATCAAGCGCGACAAGGCGCGCCTCAAGGCCGCCATGGCCATGCAGCGCCAGATGAAGCGCGAACTCGACAGCCTGGAGAAGTGACGGCATGACCGAAGCCACGCGAGCAGGGGACGGCATCAAGCCCGACGACCTCGATCTCGTGCCGCAGGGTCTGGAGGACGACGGCAAGGAGGAGGCCGAGCTCTGGGACGAGCTCGAGGCCGCAGAGCCTACCGGCGATCCCGCCGACGACAAGCCCGCGGCAGGCGCGGACACAGATGACGCGCCGGGGGCCGCCGCCGAAGGGTCGGCCGCCGCCGGTGACGACAAGCCGGCCGGGGAAACCCAGGCCGGGAAGCAGCCCGACGGCGACGAGCCGTCCGGCAAAGCGCCGCAGACGGCCGCCGATCCGTGGTCGACTG